TTGTTGAGGCTCCAGAAGAAGTTGTGGAAGGTGAATTACCTTCCGCATTACAAAAAGCAATCGACAAGAAAAACGGCAAAAAAGACGAAGATGATGACGATGACGAAGATGATGACGAAGATGATGATGATGAAATGAAAAAAGAGGAGGTTAAAATTCCTTCTACTAAATCTGCCATGATTAAAGCACTTTTCGATAAAGTCAACGGTATGAAAAAAGAAGATGTTTCTGCGAAATGGAAAAATCTTATGAGTGTTGTAGAAGCAGAAGATTTGGGTGGAGAAACACCTCAAGATGCAACACCAGAAGGTGATACAGGCAAAATAGGTAAAAAGAAAAAGAAAATTAAAATTTCCATGCCTGAAATCAATGTCAAAGAAGATATTGATGCGTTGGTCGAAGGTGAAGAACTTTCAGAAGAGTTTAAGTCTAAAGCTTCCACCATTTTTGAAGCCGCAGTTCACCAGAAGGTAATGGAAATTGCAACTGGAAAGATTGACGAACTCGAAACGGAGTATCAAACCAATCTTGAAGAAGAGATTGTTTCATTCCGTGACGAATTGACCGAAAAAGTCGATGGTTATCTCAACTACGTAGTTGAAGAGTGGATGAGGGAAAATGAACTTGCAATAGATAGTTCATTGAAAAGTGAAATTACCGAAGAATTCATTGGTGGTCTTAAAGATCTCTTCAGTGAACATTACATTGAAGTTCCAGACGAAAAAGTTGACATCATCGAAAGCCTTTATGATAAGGTCGAGGAACTCGAAGAAAAATTAAATTCTCAAATCGATGATAACGTTCAAACTACGAACGAACTCAACGAATATCGTAAGGATAAGATCTTGGAAGAAGTTTGCGAAGACCTTGCAGACACACAATCCGAAAAGATGAAAACTCTTATAGAGGGTGTTTCTTACGAAAATGATGCAGACGACTTTGAGAATAAAGTCATGATGATCAAGGAAAATTATTTTCCCAATCAAACTAAACAGGATGAAAATGTTGAACAAGAAAGTGATGTGTCATACAATGGTGAAGAGGTTTCTGAACCTAAGATGAACAACATCATGGAAGCATATAGTAAAGCTATTGCTCGTAAATAATAATCAATTTTAAATATTTTTTTAACAATATAAGGAGTTTAAAAAATGCAACTTTCAGAATCAATTAATAATAAGTGGGCGCCGGTTCTAGATCATCCAGATCTTCCCAAAATCGGCGATCCCTATCGCAGAGCAGTTACTGCTATGTGTCTCGAAAATGTTGAAAAACAATATGCTCAAGACAAACAAGGCAGTGGGCTCTTAATGGAAGCAACCCCAACTACTACAATGGGACTAACATCCACTAACCCATCTTTAGGTGGTGTAGCAGGAAATTCGGTTCAAGCATCTGCGGATTTTGCAGATCCAGTTTTGATCTCAATGGTTCGACGTGCGATGCCTCAACTCGTAGCATACGATGTTTGTGGTGTGCAACCAATGTCTGGGCCAACAGGATTGATTTTTGCTCTCAAGAGTCGTGTCAATTCAATGTCAGGTGCAGAAATGCCAGGAGTCAATGCTGACACCGTTGCAAGTGAATCTGGTACGCCAGGCCACGCATCGGGTGACTTAGTTAAGACGCCAGGTCTTTTGATCACGGCTGCTGATGGTACTGGACAAACTGGTAACGAATTTTCCGCATCAAGTGCTCTGGAAACAGACGGTGGTGAGGGCGATATCGCTGGTGAAATGTCCTTTTCGATTGAGAAGATTTCAATCGCCGCTGGTACACGTGCCCTGAAAGGTTCCTATTCAATGGAACTCGCACAGGATTTACGTGCAGTACATGGTCTGGATGCAGAAGCAGAACTTGCTAACATCTTGTCAATGGAAATCCTTGCAGAAATAAATCGAGAAATAATTCGTAAGATTTATATCAATGCCGCAGTTGGAGCCCAAATTGGTACAACTACTGCTGGTCTTTTCGATCTTGATACTGATTCCAATGGACGTTGGATGGTTGAGAAGTTCAAGGGTCTGATGATGCAGATTGAAAAAGATGCAAATCAGATTGGTAAAGACACACGAAGAGGTAAAGGAAATATTCTAATGACTTCATCTGATGTAGCTTCTGCCCTTCAGATGGCGGGTATGTTGGATTATGCTCCTGCAATGAGTACAGATCTGAATACAGATACTGCTTCTTCAACTTTTGCCGGAGTACTTAACGGTCGATATAAAGTATATGTTGATCCTTATGCTGATGCGAACGCACAAGAGTTTTACTGTGTAGGTTACAAAGGTAGTTCACCAATGGATGCAGGAATATTCTACTGCCCTTACGTTCCGTTACAAATGGTTCGTGCGGTTGACAGTTCTAGTTTCCAACCACAAATTGCATTCAAAACACGTTATGGTCTGGTTGCAAATCCATTTGCTGAAAATGCAAGTGCTTCAACTGGTCGTATAACAGGTGTTCTTGGAACTAATCCTCACCTGAATGTATATTACAGAAAAGCGGCAATCACCAATTTGATGTAGTCGTAATTGACTTGACTTATTGATGACATCGTGTTATAATAAGTCGAAAAACAAAAACCCAATGATGCTGAAACATCATTGGGTTTTCTACATCATAATTTCCTCTAAGGAAGAAAATCATGTCTGACATTATTTATAGTTGTGAATCTATAAAATATGCCAACGAATTGAACTTAAAGAAACAACTCCATTCCAAATCATATCGATCAAACACACGATTTATCAACCTAATCGTGATACCCACCGATTTTCTGCCCAAACAATCATCACCTAGAATTAGAATACATTCAATACTTGGTAACAAGGAATAATATGATTATAGTGATAGGGAATGGTCAATCAAAATCTGTTTCGGATTTCAATCTTTTCAAAAAACATATTACGTATGGTTGTGATTTCATTTATCGCAAATTCATACCAAATCATTTAGTTTGTCAGGATATTGATGCACAATTGGAATTGATAACGAATAACTTGACGAAAAAATACAAATGTTATTTTAAAGGGTTTGATCTGATTCCGAGTATGCACTATGATACACTTAAACAGACAACCGATAAAAGATTAAAAATTGGAGAGAATCAACCAAAAACAGATAATTTTATCCAATTCGCCCACGAAGGGGTTATGTATTTTATTTGGATCGATCCATCTGATCCAACTGAAAATATTGTTTGGTGGTCAGATAATAAATTTGATGAATGGGTTTCGGATACAGTCGCACTTCGTTTGGCCGCACAACAAAATCCTGACGAATCGGTTTTTTATTGTATAGGTTTTGATTACTACCATCAACAGACAAAAGATGGTATATATCTTGGTTCTTCTATCATAGATTTTCAAAACAATGAACACGATTCTTGGATCAGTCAACACAAACACATAGAAAATGAATTTCCAAATTCTAAATTTATTTTTGTTGGAAAAGACATAGATTATGGTGAGTTCGAAAATCTGTTGAATAAATAATAGAAAGAACAAAAAGGAAATTCATGTCCGCAACAAATACAGTACCCGACAATCTAAATTATCTTTCAAATATCAGTTTTCGACTGACAATGCAAGATGCGCCAAATTTAACTTGGTTTTGTCAGGCAGTCAATGTGCCTGGTGTATCAATTGAGGGTATAGATGTGATGACACCACATGCCACCATACCTTTTGCGGGAAATAAAGTTTCGTTCGAAGAGTTGTCTGTCAGGTTCATTGTTGATGAACATATGAAAAATTGGACAGAAATTTATGATAGAATTATTGCAACTGGTTTGGCAGAAGGACACGAAAAATATAGACTTCTTAAGGATTCAAATTCAATCAATCCAAGAGGTGGGATAGTTTCAACTGTTGTACTTACTGTTCTAACAAGTGCGATGAATCCCCAAATGGAATTTCATTTCTACGATGCCTTTCCTATTTCCCTTTCTGCACTCGATTTTGATAGCACAAATGCCGATTTAGAATATTTTACAGCTACTGTAGGATTTCGTTATACTAATTATGAAATAAAAAATCTATTGAACAACTAAGGTTATTATGAAAATTGAAGACATTATGGAAATGTGGGGGGAAGACTCTCACATCGATGATAAAGATCTGGACAACGAATCTTTGAATATTCCCAACCTACATCAAAAATACTTAGACATATATTCCAAAGAAAAACGCAAATTCAGAGACCTCAAAACTCACTGGAAGGTTCTTTTTCAACAACGGTGGGAAGTGGTAGTTTCTAAAAATGGCAAAGCACCTGATCACAATATACGAATTTCTAAAACCGAATTAGAGAGACACTACGTTGCGGCAGACGAATCATTGCAAAAGGCAGAAGTAATAATGAACGAACAAGAAGGGAAGGTCGATTATCTGAAATCGGTTCTTTCAATGATTGAGAATAGAAGTTTTCATATCAACAATGCAATCAATTGGAGGAAATTTGTTGCAGGGTTAGGGTGATCATGCAAATCATAATGGAAAAAGAGAACGAGGTTTTTCTACGACTTTCTTGTGAGCCTGGGGTGGGGATGGAACTCAATCATTATTTCCGTTTTCATCCAAAGGATTATCAGTTCATGCCGATGTTCCGAAGGAAAAAGTGGGATGGATATGTCTATCTTTATAATATGAACAGTGGTCGAATATATTATGGTCTGAAAAATAAAATACAACGTTTTGCGAGTGATAGAGAATATGAACTCATTGATCGAACAAATGACCCAACCCAACCCCTATCAAATGAGGATTACCTAAAGTTTCTTACATCATTTCCTTGTGAATTTAAATTAAGAGATTATCAAAGTCTCGCTGTTAGACACTCAATAGATAAAAAAAGATGTGTCCTCCTTTCACCAACTGCATCAGGCAAATCCTTTGTTATTTATTACTTGATTCGTTATTATTTTCCACAAAAAACACTAATCATTGTACCAACACTTTCTTTGGTGAGTCAGATGTATTCTGATTTTGAGGCCTATGCGAAGGTGGACAAAACATTTAAGGTCGAAAAATTCGTTCATAAGATCTTTGGTGGTCAAGAAAAAACAACAGACAAACCAATCATAATTTCAACATGGCAATCATTGTATGGATTGGAAAAGAATTTCTTCACCGATTTTAAATTGGTGATAGGTGATGAGGCACATATGTATAAATCCAAATCACTTACTAAAATAATGAAGAATCTGGAAAACACACCTTACCGAATTGGAACGACCGGAACAATAGATGATGTCGAAGTACATGCTCTAATACTAGAAGGCCTTTTTGGTTCAATTAAAAGAGTAACAACCACTAAAGAACTTATCGAGAACAAAACATTATCATCGATATCCATAAAGTGTCTTGTTCTTAGTTACTCTAAAAAGGAACGCATTCTAGTATCAAAACTGAATTATCAAGAAGAGATAGACTTCATAGTAAGTCATTCGGGAAGGAACAAATACATATGCAATCTAGTAAAAGGACTTTCAGGAAATACATTGGTTCTTTTTCAATTGATAGAAAAACATGGTAACATTTTGCATTCAATATTAGAAGAAATTGTTGATTCTTCTAGGAAAATCTTTTTTGTTTATGGAGGAACAGATGCAGACACAAGAGAAAAAGTCAGAGAACTTGTTGAGAAGGAAAAGGATGCTATTATATGTGCAAGTTATGGTGTATACAGTACCGGCATCAACATTAGGAATCTTCACAACATTGTTTTCGCTTCTCCTTCTAAGAGTCGTATTAGAAATTTACAATCGATAGGTAGAGGGCTGAGGAGATCAGACACAAAAGAGAATGCAACTCTTTATGACATTTCAGATGATTTATGTCACAATGGTAAGAAGAATTATACATTAAATCATTTTATGGAACGAGTGAAAATATATACTAGTGAACATTTCCCCTATCAGATATATACTATTTCAATTTAAACGTCCACAGACTTATTATATCAGATCCAATCAGAAAAGTCAAGTTATTTTTTATTCATATTTAACTTGACAAATACGATAAAACTTGTTATACTTATATAATGAACTCAAATAAGAAAGGTATACGATCATGGCACGAAAAAAACAACACTATGTTGACAATGAAAGATTTCTAGAAGTAATGGGTGGTTATCGTGAAAAATTTCTAGAATCAAAAGACAACGAAACGGAAAGACCCATGTTACCAGATTATGCAGGGGAATGCTTTCTTAAAATAGCGGAAAGGTTGTCTTATAGACCCAATTTTATAAATTATGCATTCAGAGAAGAGATGGTAAGTGATGGTATTGAAAATTGTGTAATGTATGCAAGTAATT